ATGGTCTTGGAACAGTTCTTCGATCATAAGAAGAGACACGTCGTCCTCTCTGCCGATACCGGAACGGGTAAGTCCATCATCGCTGCTGCAATCAGCAAATGCTTCCAACGCCGGGTCACAGATCCGCTGACCGCATTCACGTTGATGCAAAACAACGCTCTCGTCCGTCAGTACGCCGATACGTTCGGCCACTTTGACAATCGAGAGTTTTATCAGATCAAGGGTGCAGGCAACTATCCATGTCCCGCCCTTGCTGAACTCACAAACGACCAGAACGCCAATGGTGAGTCGTGTTCGTTTGATGAGCTTCCAGATCCTATGAAGCTCCGCTATTGCTCGCAGTGCGAGTTCAAGAAGGCGAAGGGTCTGAGGAATGAGACGCAGAATCTCATCACCAACTATTCCTACTATTTCATTTCCAAGATGTGGTCTAATCATCTGAATGATCGACCACTAACTGTATTTGATGAGGCTCATACCCTTAACGAAGTCTTCTGCGACCATAACGCGATCTATTTCTCTGTGGAACGTCTGACTGATTACGCAAATGAGTGCAACCAGGCCCTGAGCGTAATTGTCGAAGATGAAGTCAAGAAGATGAACCTCATCAAGCGACTCTTAAGAGACAAGGGTATTACCGAACAGAACTATTTGAAGGTCTTGCGTGAACTCTTGGACGTTTACAAGACTCTGTCTGCTAAGTTTGAAGAACATGCCGAGAACCAATCCTTGGTCAGCGCTTTGAAGACCAAACAACTTGGCAAGAAGTACTTCAACCTTGGCTGTAAGATTGGTGATCTACTTACTTACAACTACGATCACGTCTTCGAATACATTGTGGAAGACGAAGCTATCTCTGTAAAGCCTGTCTTCATCGGTAAGATGGCTGACAAGATCCTGGGAGAGCGCAATCTCTTCATGTCAGCGACCATCTCCGACAAGTACATTATCGACACTCTCGAGCTGGACCCAAGCACCGTCGGCTTCGTGAAGCTGCCGCCAGTATTTGATCGCGCCAACAAGGAGATCGTCTTCGTTGGTCGCCGTAGTCTGAACTACGGTCTCATGAACGATGATCAGGTCGTCAAGGAACTAGCCCAGCAGTGTAGCTCTATCGTGGGCTCTCACGCCAAGATGGGCGAGAAGGGTTTGATCCTCGTGCCGTCATTCAAGGTAGCCGAACAGATGGCCAACGGTATTACGGACAGATCCTCCCGAGTGTTCGTACACACCCGTAGAGACAAGATCGGCGAACTGATTGACCAGTTCAAGGCGTATTCGAAACCTGCGGTTCTCATCAGCCCTTCCATCTTTGAGGGTTTGGATTTTGCCGATGATGCGTCCAGGTTCCAGATCATTCTGAAGGCTCCGTTCCCGTCTCTCGGTGAGAAGCGGATGAAACACATTGCTGACAAGTATCCAGACATTTACAAGCTTATGACCCTGAAGAAGATCATCCAGGGTATCGGCCGGTCTGTGCGTTCTCCTGAGGACTACGCCACGACCTACGTCTTGGATTATAACGTCAAGAAGCTCTTCGACTCGGACCTTAACGTTTGGGATGATCAGTTTACCGTGACAAGCATTTAACATTAGGAGGCTAAGATGGGCTGGTCAAGCGGAACCACACTATTTGAACACGTGATTGAAACGGTGAAATTCCACGTACAGGATTTTGACGCTAGATACAGCATGTATGTGGAACTCGTCAGCGCTTTTGAAGCCCACGACTGGGACAATCTGGATGAAGTGGTCGGCATCGACCCAGCGTATGACCAATTTTACAATGAGTTCGTGAAAGAAAACGATGAAGATTGAATACGTCAAAGGCTCTGTGATTGATGCGACTGAATCGATTATCGCTCAGGGGTGTAATGCTCAAGGCGTGATGGGATCCGGCGTGGCCAAGGCCATCCGCGACAGGTGGCCTGAAGTGTTTCCACGCTATAAGGTATTCATTGACGAAATTCGAGCTGCCGGCCGAAATCCTCTTGGCTGCACCAACTTCGCTAATGTGGATCCATACGGTGATGATAAAATGATCGTCAATATGATCACCCAGGAGTTTTACGGCCGTGACGGTAAACAATACGTTGACTATAATGCCGTGAGAAAATGCATGAATCTCTTAAATAGAAGAGTAGGAATGTTTTCATCTCATCCGCATCGTGTTGCAATGCCTAAGATCGGAGCCGGTCTTGGTGGAGGTGATTGGGAAATCATTTCTCAAATCATTGAAGAAGAGAGCACTAACTTCCAACCTGTGGTCTATGAACAATGAGAGTTTTAGTCTGCGGTGGCCGCGATTACACAGACAAAGAACATGTGTACTCTATTCTTGACCAGTGTTATAGTCAGAATACCAAGCTAGAGATCATCTCCGGTATGGCTCGAGGCGCCGACAGGTTCGCCTACGAGTGGGCCAAGGAACGAGGCGTAAAATGCTTCGAGTTCCCTGCCGACTGGGATAGATACAAGAAGGCTGCTGGTCCTATCAGAAATCAACAGATGATTGATGAGGGTTTCCCTGATGCTGGGATCGCCTTCAAAGGAACAACCGGAACCGCTGACATGGTCAGACGCCTGAAGGCGAACTGCATCCCAGTGTTAGATCTTCGCAACGAAAGAAAATCATGATCCTCAATCTGGTCCCCGAGACTGATCCTATCCTGAAGTCCGAACTATCTAGATTCGACTTCTCCAATCCACCTACCGATCCGGTTCAACTCGCCAAGGACTTGGCTGAGACTATGATCCAGAACAAGGGCCTGGGTCTAGCGGCCAACCAGTGTGGTCTGCCATACCGCGTCTTCGTTATGAATGGAGAGCAGATCCGGTGTTTCTTCAATCCGAAGATCGTTGACACCTCTGACGAAGAGGTTGTCATGCCAGAGGGATGCCTGAGCTTCCCAGGTCTGTTTGTTAAGGTCAAGAGACCTGCCACGTGCAAGATCCGCTACACTCAGCCTAATGGCGAGGTCGTCACTGAAGAGTATGGCGGATTGTCAGCGCGAGTTATCCAACACGAAATCGACCACCTGAACGGGTATACCTTCAAGGATAGAGCTTCAAAGTTCCACCTTGAGTCTGCCCTACGCAAGAGAAAGAAGAACAAATGAAGTCATGGCCACAAGACATCCACGAGATGCACACTAAGTTCGGGCATCTAGATGCTGTCAGGAACATGGAACCAGAAACCCTGAGGGCAATGCTGAAGTTCCGTATTGATTTCCTCCAAGAGGAGCTGGATGAAACCCGCAAAGCCCTTGATGAAGATTTTGACCCAGAAGAAATCGTAGATGGCTGCATCGATCTTTGCGTCGTTGCCATCGGAACGCTGGATCTCTTTGATGTTGACGTTCAAGAAGCATGGAACCGGGTCCACGCCGCCAATATGTCCAAGGAGGCTGGCATTAAACCAGGGCGTCCAAACCCACTCGGCCTTCCAGATTTGATGAAGCCAGCGGGTTGGGTTGCTCCTAACCACCTCGACAATCACGGCTTCATGGCCAAGGCTTTTGAACAGTAATTAAGGATTTTTAGAATGAGAATTGTTAGAAAACCGTATGCTGAACTCCGAATTCCATATTCGAGGTTCAAGCGGTTTATGAGAATGATCATTCGGGAAATTCGTGAGTGTGATCCTACAGACAGTGAATACATTAAAGATCTAGCAAACACTTTGCGGCAATACATTTATGAGTGTGGGTATCGCCCAACTGGTTACACATCACATGCGGCTCTAACTTCAAAAAATACAACCCTAGAGCATTTTCATTCTCGCCTTGGATACGCAAAACGTATTATTAAGCTTATCAACTCTCAACGGTTTATTGATTCGGAAGAGTCATACAGACGACTATACAACATGGTCAAATCTGCGTCTAGGGTTCATTGCACGACTCCAGAAGAAAATAGACGCCTGTCGCGCATACAAAATGATCCTCGGTATTCACATTTGTCCTGGCGTGTTCAATATCGTCTGGCAGGAATAGTCCTAATCTACACGGCGAATATATTCCATATTGATAATGTGGAATACCGTGGATATACAAAAACCGACATGCTCAGCATTCTTGATGTTTCAATATACACTTTTGATAAGAGATTGAAAGATCCACGATACCCATGGCACCAAGCATGAACACGCTTGAAGCTCTTTGCAATGAACATCTGCAAAACATCCTGATCACTCAGGAGTTTATAGACTATCGTAACGAGCTTTCTCAGAAGTTTTACACGGGCGGCCGAGATGAGAAAGAAATGCTTGTCTCGGCCGATTGTCTAATTGCTGAATATGAACTCTTGAGATTAGGAGTCGTTCAAGAGCCTCTTAGTTTCGCACACGACATCATAGTCGACGGCAAGCTGATTGACATCAAGGTAGTTAAGAGTACTTGGTTCACAGTCAAAGACAGAAGACTTGAGTGGTATAGAGAGTGCGTTGCTAAACGTTCTGTAGATGACTTCGCCTTTTTAGCCTATAAGCGCAGTGTAACCAAGCCATTCGTTGTAGGTGATATCATATCATTACGATTTATTAAACAGGTCCCAGCTAAAGAAGTGTTGTACAAATTGAAAAAATCGATGTATAATGGCTTCTACTATCCAATGTAAGGAATACACATGAGCATGATTATAGCCAAGCCTACCAAGGAGTCTATCAAAGTCCTTGAGGAATGCGCAGCAGTCCAGAAGAAAAAGGGCGCTGACTACCAAAACCCCAACAGCAATGTCAAGCAGGCGATGCACTACCGCCGCGGCATTGATTCTATCCACGACCTCCTCCAGGGTAAGCTCTACAGGGCGCAATCCCTCCTCGAGGCTGCTCACACCCCCAACCAGGCACCGAACTTCGAGTCCATCGAAGACACCTACATGGACCTGATCAACTACGCCTCTTTCGCCGTCGAGTATCTCCGGGGGAAGATGGATGGCCAAGATCCCAACCGGGACATCTTCAATCGCCCGAAGCCGACCTTGCCGTCGGCCTTGCCGGGCTCAACTATTTCTAGCATTTCTCATGAAGACAACGGGAAGCACATGTAATGGCGGAATACATCGAAACCCTAAATGCCTCAGACATTCGCAACATCCTGAAGGAGCGCCTCCGCCGCGAGCAGTACGTCATCGATAAAACCGGCGTGAAGATGATTGAGATCGTCGGTGCCAGCTTCATCGCTGATGAAGAAGCCATCTTCGGCGAGGTCAATTGGGATTATGTCCGCCGCGAAATCGCCTGGTACGAATCTGAGTCTCTGAATGTCAATGACATTCCAGGCCAGACTCCAGCCATCTGGACTCAGGTTGCTGATGAGACTGGAATGATCAACTCGAACTATGGTTGGTGCATCTACTCCGAGGACAACTGGCATCAATACGATCATGTTCTCGCCGAACTGGCTGACAAGCCAAACTCCCGTCGGGCCATCATGATCTACACCCGTCCGACTATGTGGGATGACTATGACATGAACGGCCGTTCTGACTTCATGTGCACCAATGCGGTTCAATATCTAGTTCGTGATGGTGCCCTTCATTGCGTGGTTCAGATGCGGAGCAATGATGTTGTCTTCGGTTACAAGAACGATAGGGCTTGGCAAGACCATGTCCTTCGCCAACTCGCCGCAGATCTCGACCTGCCCGTCGGGAATATTTACTGGCAGGTCGGGTCGCTCCACGTTTATTCTAGACACTTCGACTTAGTCAAATAGGAGAGAGCAACCATGAGTGATAGAATCAATATTCTAGACCGCATTGACGGTGAGCGCGAATATCAAATCCAGCGATGGGGAACGTTGGATGAAGAATACAATATGCCGAACGACTTTGTGGCGTACATGTCCCACTACAGCACGAAGTGGTTTGATGGGCAAATCGCCCCATACAATCTTGAAACTGTGGTCCGCTTTAACGAAGCCATGGTGAAGACTGCTGCCATTGCAGTTGCCGCCGCTGAACTATCGGAAAAGATCATCAACGGTGAAATTGATCGGCCCGACATTCTACAAGCTGCAACGGAAGCGTAATGAAAAACTCTTGGAAGACCAAGTATCTAGACCTAGCCCAACACTTCTCTACGTGGTCCAAGGATCCGAGTTCTAAAATCGGCGCTGTAACGGTTGCCGATGATGGCCGAGTTCTGACCCAAGGGTACAATGGTTTTCCAAGAGGCATTGCTGACACTCCAGAGCGTCTGAACGATAGGCCTACCAAATACGGTCTAGTGGTTCATGCTGAAATGAACTGCATTTACAACGCTGCTGATATGGGCATTAGTCTGAGAGATTCGTCTCTATTCGTGTACGGGCTTCCTGTATGCGATCATTGCTCGTTGGGTATCATCCAGGCCGGCATCAAGAAGGTCTACATGAGACCTAACTACGAAAAACTCACGCCTACATGGTTGGCTTCCTTCCATAACACGGCCAATAACTTTGCAGAGGCCGGAGTCCACTGGGAAATCGAAGTCCCTCGCCTTGAGGGTGTTGAGTACCTGGAGCTTCATAGGTTCACATGACAATCACACTGACTCCGTATTACGATGAGTTTCTCCGTTATCATGAACTGGCGAAGAAACAGCAGGATCTCTGCAATCTAGGATCTGAGTCGTATCTTGGCTCTGTAGGCGATCCGCTTATGGAGCACGTCGAGTTGTATGATGTGGTCGAACGGAAGTATGCCGGCTTCAGCCAGATCGTCCATGATGTTTGGTACGGTTGGCGAAAAGATCACCCATACTGGAACAAGATGGCAGCCGGCAATGTCTCACGTCAGCGAGAGATGATCGCCAAGGACTGGACCGGGAAGCACATCGGTCTACCTGAGTTTCTTTATATGCTGATCCTTCACCGGGTCACGGGTTCTGGCATTAACTACGCCGCCAAACCATCCGGTTACCATAACTCGATTCTGATGCACCTTCATCAGTGCCATAACGGCGATAACGTGATTACTATGAATAAGATGGTTGATTTCATCAAGCATTACCCATCCACGTTCATGACATCAGTCGGGTATCAGTTTCCTAAATTCCCTAAGAGCCCAAGTTCTGAATACCGTATTGGCGGAATTTATTATCTCTGTGAATTTGCACCAAAGCTCGCTAGAGACCTGGCCACGATGCTTCAGGACATCCAAACTCCAGGGCTTGGGATCACTAAACTGACATTTAGACAGCTCGGTGAATGGATGCTCAACTGGAATCTAGAGCATGGCCTCGGGCGATATATATTCCAGTACGCGGCCGTGATCGCAGACATTGCCGATTGGCTCCCACAGTATGTGGACCATTCGAGCATGTTCTACTACGGGACCAATGCGGTTAACTGCATGGGTTTCATGGGAACGTCCACCAAACTCAAAGGCCAAGATCTCCTTGATGCAATCATGGAGCAGGCAGTTAAAGACACAGGCGGGCATCCGTATAATCTGGAAGACGTCATGTGTGACACGATCCGGTACGTAGAGAATTACTGCCGGCCCGGAGACGCTTACGGGCACCTAGACCTTGATAAGGTCTGGAACACGTCCAAGATCATCCACCCGTACGGACGCCAGAAGGCTATGTTGGATCTAGGTCTGGTCAAGACGTTCAATGACATCAAACATCACCCCACCGGCGACTCTGTTATCGCAGCTGCCGGCATGAAACCACATGAGTATATTGAGAAAGTGAAAGACCTGCATGGCACTACGCAGTCACTCTGAACACGTCCTAGATGGGCTCAACCGAGATGTTGGCGTTATCGGATGGGAAGCAGCCAAGGAATATTATCTGGGCCTGGCCGAAGGTTGGAAACCTTACAACCCAGATCCCATCACAAAAATCCACGAAGGCATTACCGTAGTTCGCGATGACCTCGTAGCCGGTACAAAAACTCGGGCCGCAGATCTTCTTCTGAGCAGGACACAAGCCGATCGCTTTGTATACGTTCAGCCCCGTACTGGACTTGCTGGGGTATCGCTGCTTCACGCTGCCAAGGTTCACAACCGCGACGTTACTCTCTTCATGCCATCCTCCAAGAGGATCAGTCTTCACCAGGCCTGCTGCATCGAACAGGGAGCGACTCCTATATTCGAGCGGATTGCGGCTATGCCAAATCTCAACAAAATTGCAAAGGAATGGTCAGATGACAACAAAGCCTTCTTCATACCCCTCGGGCTTCGTCACGAACTCGCAACTGCGGCCATCGTCACCGCCGCCTCCACTATACCTGAACCCGACGAGGTCTACGTTGCTATCTCAACTGGGGTTCTTACCAGATCTCTCCAAATCGCATGGCCCAATGCCAAGTTCACCGCGGTGGCGGTCGCTAGGAACCTGAAGGCTGGGGAGGCCGGTCCATCAAAGATCATCTCAGAACCCCTAGAATTCCAGACTAGAGAAAAGGAGGAAAACCTTCCTCCGTTCCCATGCGTAGAAACCTACGATGGAAAAGTTTGGAAATATATTCCGAAGAACACAGGCCGAAACATTCTATTTTGGAATGTTGGTCAGAACCCAGTTCTGAAGGATGAAACCATATATGATCGTGTTAACTCGGTAAGAGAGTGGAAGAAGAAATGTCCGGTAGACTAACAGTAACCTGCGGCCCGATGTTTGCCGGCAAATCTACGGCCCTTCAGAGTGACATCGAGCTGTTTGCTAGCCCATACCGGGTTTTCAAGCCCGAGCTTGATACTAGAAGCCCAGGCCGAATCGTCTTGCATAATGGTAGCTATATTGATGCCATAGAGATAGATGCCACAGACGGGTCGCTGTGCGCACATCTAGATGAAGGTGTTAGAACCATCTTTATTGATGAGATCCAGTTCTTCGGGCCCTGGATTACTCGTGAGATCATTTATTTGATCTTGGAGCAAAATATTGATGTACATGTTTATGGACTTGATTTAGATTATAAAGGTGGGGCCTGGCCACGCATGTCGGAACTACTGCCGTTGGCAGATGAGGTCCACAAGCTGAAGGCTGTGTGCCAGATGTGTGGGAAGTTCGCTTCCAAGACTGTTCGCATCTCCCACGAAGAATACCAAAACCAGGTCATGGTCGGCGCAGCTGACCTGTATGAACCTAGGTGCAACCTCCACTTTACAGAGCATTTTCATGAAGATATTGCTGACTAGTCCGGTAACGCCTATCTCGGAATCCGAGTACTCGCACCGGTCTGCTCAAGCTGAGATTTATGCTCAGATGATCTATGATACCTTCGACTGCCCTATCGGCAATTTAGAAGTGGTCATTAACTATCGGAACAAGATCAAGGACTATTCAGATTTTGATCTCGTCTACGTCTATCACGGCAATGACTGGGGTGGAGCGCTGAACCTATTCGGGGGCATCAGCGGTTTGTCAGATCCAGAGGGTTTGGTCGCTTTGCATAAACTCGACACCAAGAATGTGGTGTCTATTGCAATCCCAATGCCTGATTACGCCGGCCTTCTGAGGAAGAGGCTGAAGCCTGGTGAGAAGTTCGACTCTATCTTGGACGAACTCCCAGAGAATACCCCGATGACCTACGCGGTCACCCCAGTATCGTTCGAGGGAACGTCCAACTTGGTCATCGGGGACTCACACGCTATTTGCATGTATCGCCCGGGCTGGGAAGTCCTGTCGGTTCCGTTCAAAACTTTGCATGGTGCCTTGACCGGCTCTGGCGGTATTCGCCAGCTGGTAAAGGATAAGTTTGAACACTCCGGACACTTCGAGCACCTCGAGTTCTATTTCGGCAACATTGATATTCGCCACCACCTGATGCGTCAGCCGGAGCCTAAGGTTGCTACGATCGATTTGGCCAGGAGATATTTTGCAGAAGTCGAAGGCCGCTTCCCTAGTGCGCTGACCAAATCCATCTATGAGCCGCTTCCGATTGAGGACGAATCTCGGAAGCTCCCCAAAACTGGATATTACAAGGGTCTTCCTTTTTACGGAACGTGGGAAGAGCGCAACAATATACGAGAACTGTTCGCTGCCACCCTAGAGAAACTATGTGCGGGCAGCTCGGTCAAGTTCATTCGATGGACCGACTATCTCAAAAATGCGCAAGGCCAGCTTGATTTCAAACACATGGAGAAGCCTAGGTCTGTCCATTTGGCTCGTGCTTCGTATCCGCATTGGCAAGGCATGAACAAAATTCCTGAAGCCGTAACTCCAACCTCATCGCTCGAAGGCTTTTTCACTTGATTGACTTTCTCACCCAAATTAAACAAGACCTGCACCTCTCTGGTCAAATCGACGCCCTAGTCGCTGAGCCGGAAAGCTCATGGGTCTGGCAGGTTCCTGCAGGCGGACTTGTTATGGGAGCTAGGGCTTTTGAGGTGACTATGGAAGTCAGAGACGGCGTCAATTCCGACGGTACCATTCATACCGCAGACGGCCTCACATTTCAAATCTACAAACAACCCCGATCAAAGGAACCATCAATGACAGATACCCCATCAAAAGTCGAATATCGGTTTGATGAAGACAAACTTCTGGCTGAGATTGGGGACTATATCGCTGGCACATACTCGAAACATTACGCAACCAACGGCGGCATTCAGGCAATGGATGCCATTACAGCTACGGGCGCAGGTGTAGGATTCTGCGTTGGCAATATCCTGAAGTACGCTTGGCGCCTCGGTAAGAAAGATGGATTTAACAAACTTGACATCATGAAGGTGATTCACTATTCGATCATCCTGATGTTCATTATGAAGAAGGAAACCAAATAATGAGAGCATATATACTACTAGACCGTTCGGGCAGCATGGCTGGACTCTGGAATGAAGCCATCGGCTCCATCAACGCTTACGTCAAGGGCCTTCCGGCGAAGGCCAAGGTTACAGCTGACCTGTTTGATACTGGCACGTACGGTCAATCAGATACATATGTCCGCGCCCGCGACACCACGGTCAACAACTGGCAGGACATCAGCACTACCGAATATTCTCCCCGCGGCGGCACTCCGCTGAACGACGCAGCCGGACGTCTTCTAACCGAAGTCCTGGCGTCCAAGGACAAGAAGGCCGTCGTGATCATCATGACTGATGGCTACGAGAACGCCTCCAAGGAATTCACTCTGGCCCAGGTCAAGGAGCTCATCAAGAAAGTCGAAGCCCGTGGTTTCGAGGTCATCTTCCTGGGCGCCAACTTCGATAACGCAGAACAACAAGCTGTCGGCTATGGCGTCGCTATGGACAAGACCATGAATATCTCCAAGGGCAATCTCGAGAGCAGCATGCGTAGCATGTCTCAGATGACGATGGCCTATATGTCGGGATCCTCCGCTTCAATCACACTGGACGCTGGCACCAAAGCCGCAGCCGTTAAATAAGGAATAACATGTCATTTGAACTAACCGTCCAACGCGAAGACCTGAAGAAGCAGAAGCTCTTCATTGCCACCCCCATGTACGGCGGCATGTGCGCCGGCATGTATTGCCGATCCATCGCCGACCTGAGTGCCCTCTGCACTGCGTACGGTATTTCACTCCAGATCTACTACCTCTTCAATGAGAGCCTGATCACCAGGGGCCGGAATTATTGCGTCGATGAGTTCCTACGTTCTGGCGCCGACCATTTGATGTTCATTGACGCTGACATCGGCTTCGATCCGAAAGACGTCATCGCCCTCATGGCCATGCAGATGTCTGACCCTGCGAAGTACAACATTGTCTGCGGTCCTTATCCTAAGAAGTCCATCTCTTGGGAGAAGATCAAGCTGGCCGTTGACAAGGGCTTTGCCGATGAAAACCCTAACGACCTCGACAAGTTCGTTGGTGATTACGTCTTCAACCCAAAGGGCGGAACGCAGTCTATCTCCCTTGGCGAACCAGCTGAAGTTATGGAAGCCGGCACCGGCTTCATGATGATTCACAAGGACGTGTTCCCTAAATATCGGGAAGCATATCCTGAGCTGAGCTACAAGCCGGACCACGTTCGCTCTGAGCATTTCGACGGGACCAGAGAAATCCACGCCTACTTCGACTGCATCATCGATCCTGATACCAGACGGTACCTCTCTGAGGACTACATGTTCTGCTATAACGTCAACAAGATGGGTGGTCACATCTGGCTTTGCCCATGGATGAGATTGCAACACGTCGGGACTATGATCTTCGGCGGCTCTCTTGCTGATCTTGCATCAATCGGTGCATCCGCCACAGCGGATCCGAAGGCGATCACGAAAAACAAGAGAAATCAATAAGCTGTGTACTTAAATGGGCTCAAGTGCTAAAATGGCACTTGAGCCCCGACCATTTGGAGAATATTTCGTAATGAATCTAGACCCCCGCACGCTGCAGATCCTTAAGTCGTTCTCAGCGATTAACCCATCCATCCATTTCAATGGCGGGAAAACACTAAGAACTATCTCACCCACTAAGACGGTGATGGCAAAGGCCATTCTAGATGACGGGTTTGATCAACCATTCGCCATCTACGACCTGTCCAGGTTCCTCGGTGTTCTCAGTCTGTTTGATAACCCAGAACTGACCATCACTGATACAGCCGTTGAGATCCGTGGCCGCAATGGCGATAGCATCAACTATGTCGTCGCCGATCCCTCGAATATCGTGACTCCTCCTGAGAAAGATATCAAATTCCCTTCCGTTGACGCAACCTTCTCGCTGAAGCAAGATGACTTCAGCCGTGTGATCAAGGCCCTTTCTGTTCTTGGTCTTCCAGAGATTGCTGTGGTCGGCGACGGAGAGAAAGTCTTCCTACAAGCCGCAGACTCCAAGAACCCAACTGGCGATGTTTATAAGACTCCAGTCGGCGACACGGACCGAGTCTTCCGGGCCATCTTCAAATCTGAGAACCTGAAAATTCTGCCCGGAGATTATGAAGTCTCTATTAGCAAAGCTGGCCTGGCCTACTTTGAAGGAGCTGGCATTGAGTATTTCATTGCCATGGAAGGCACATCCAAGTTCAACTAAGACTACCTTTTATCATGGAGCTATTTTATAATGCGTGAGCAATTCCTCTACGTGGAAAAATACCGCCCTCACACGGTGGCGGATACTATTCTTCCCGAGAGTCTCAAGGCGACTTTTCAGTCTTACGTCGACAAGGGCAACATTCCGAACATGACCCTGGTCGGTGGTCCAGGTATTGGAAAAACTACCATTGCCAAGGCAATGTGTGACGAACTAGGCATCGACTATATTGTCATTAACGGTTCTCTGGACCTGAACAAAGACGCTTTGCGTAACGATGTGCAACAGTTTGCATCTTCGGTTTCTTTCACGGGTGGCCGCAAGATGGTCATCGTAGATGAAGCCGACGGCCTGCGTGGTGACGTTCAGGGCGCATTGCGTGCCTTCACTGAGGAGTTTTCGGCTAACTGTGGTTTTATCCTGACTGCCAACTTTGGCAACAAGATTATGGAAGCTCTCCGCAGCCGCTGCCCTCCTGTGAACCTGACCATCCGCAAGGATGATAAGCCACAGATGGCCATGCAGTTTATGAAGCGTTGCCTGACCATCCTTGATAAGGAGGGCATTACCTACTCCAAGGAGGCGCTCGCTGCTATTATCCAGAAGTACTTCCCCGACTTCCGTCGGACTCTGGGAGTTCTTCAAGAATACGCGTCGGCTACAGGCACTATCGATTCTGGCGCTTTGGTCGACTTGGCTGATGAGTCCATTGATGCAATTAAAAAGCTGATCAAAGATAAGAACTTCTCCGGCATGCGAAAGTGGGTCGGCGAGCATTCGGACATGGACACCACTGTCTTCTTCCGTGCTCTTTACGATAAGATTACCCCAGAGTTGGAACCTAACTCGGCTCCACAGCTGGTCTTGATTCTGGCCGATTACCAGTATAAGGCAGCCTTCGTTGCTGATCAAGAGATTAACACTGCGGCGGCTCTGACTGAGATCATGGCTTCAGTCATTTTCAAGGGATAGTCATGGCCGGCAATCCCTTCGAATACATCAATAATATCACGTCCGGCCGGCAAAATATGATTCGCGAAAGTGATGATCCGTTTGTCGCTGAAAAGGAATACCCCGCGTTCATGGCGAATCGAGGGCTTTCCTATTTCATTGACACGATCATGTATGCTAACGACATGAACAAGCATGCAGCACTTGATGGTATCATGCAATATGAGTACCTCTATTATTCTGTCCCTAAGAAGAAGAGGTTTACAAAATGGTCTAAGCCTGACAAGTCTGAAGAGATTGTACTGGTCTCAGAATACTACGGTTATTCAAAGAAGCGAGCAGAAGAAGCTTTGCGGCTATTGACTCCAGATCAGCTTACTGCTATCAGAAAGGTTTTAGACAAAGGCGGAAAGTGATAATGCATAAATATCAACAACGTCATGGAGTAATGATGAGTTAGAAAGTGTGCAAACCATGGTTGATCAAGATATATTCCGCGGTCTAGGTGTTGAAATCCAGATTGCTAAGGAAGATGACTTCCTTAAAATCAAAGAGACTTTGACTCGTATAGGCATCGCCTCTAAAAAAGACCAGAAATTGTTTCAGTCATGCCACATCTTGCATAAGCGTGGTCGATATGCCATCATGCATTTTAAGGAACTTTTTATCTTAGATGCTAAGCGCACTGACTTTACCGATGATGACCTCGGCCGTAGAAATACTATCGCTGGGCTACTTGAGGAATGGGGCCTCATTAAGATAACTAACCCCAAGCTGTGTGAATCCCCTCGCGCAGATCTCCGTAACATTAAGATCCTTCCATTTTCTCAAAAACGAGAGTGGGAGTTGTGCTCTAAATATACTATAGGAAACAAGCAATGATTAAAGTAGAAATGACCACCATCCAAGCATCCGCACTTCTGCAGATCATGGATAGCGCCGTTCGTGCCACTGGCCTGAATGCTGCAGATACCCTTGCTGTTATTCAGCCTGTGCTTGTCCAGCTGATCAACGATTACCGTGTTGCAGTTGAAGCTGAGCAGGCTAACGAAGCAGTTGCGCCTAAGAAATAAGGCCTATTACGCTTTTTAGTGTACAAAATATCCTAAGTGTTTTATGGTGGGTTATACCCCGTTTAACACTTAGGATATTTTCGTATGAGCAAAGCTAGCCTTGATGGTCTAAACCTTACCGTTTTCGACGAGATTTACGTTCAGACACAAAATCGAGTTCCATTCGATACGGAAGCCCCGCCGCTGGCATTCGCGACCCAGACTGGTGCTGGTTTTGAGAAGCGTAAACAAACTGTCGACCAATGGTCAGGGCCGACGTATCGCGATGTCCCGAAACTAGATGAAGCCGGCAAGCCCGTGATGCGAACCGACTATCCTACTCTTGCTGAATATGTACGCGAGGCCAATCCGATGACAGAAGGCCGTATCTTGGCCAACGTTCCTTTGTCAGGGTTCACCTTTGAGAAGTCGGTCAGCCGCTGGTCGACTTCCAACAAATGGTTCACCATTAACGATCCACGCGGATTCCAACTGCAAATCGCGGCTGATAACCTCGGCGACATCTTGATCAATGCCGGCGTGCTTAATGGCGATCTACAGGGTGAATACGTCTGGGCTCGCAACAAGGCCAGCATCTTTTTGTGTCGTACGAGCCACCCGGCATACAGAGATTTTGTCTCACCAAAAATCATCCGGACCAATCTAATCCCAGGTGACATCATCTTGATGGGTCAGGAGACAACCGAGTATGAGTTTCTGGGGACTTATTACACGACCCGTCTCGGCACCGAATACCGCTACGTTCATAAACAGACCGGGAAGATCATGCCTGATGGATGGCGGGATCGCGGATATTGGTCCTATCACACTCGGTCAGATTACGAGCAGAAAGGCGTTACGTTCAGCACCCAAGATTCCAAGCTGGTTTTCGTCTTCAAGGGTGAAAGCGGCCAGCTGAAGGTCATGCGGCAGAAGCCCACCAAGGTCAAGATCGTCCGTGAAGGCAACCCATCTGTCCTGCTGAAGACTGGCCAGCCGTACAGCATTTGGTCAAATCTGCCGGCGTCAAATGTTGCCCTCTTCTGGGATTCCGTTGAGGATATGGAGGAGCATGGCCCTGCGTTCATTCAGTTCCATGGAGACACTATTCGTGACGCCAAGAACTTCGGTGGGTATTCCTACACCAGGGATTCGCAGATCTTCGGAGGCGATTACGCTTTTGACAAGGCAAATAACAAAGCGCCGACTATTTGATGGGGTTGCCGGCTTTGCCTAGCATCACCTTGGTGTGCCAGTGGTCGCCGATCTTACGCTGATAGAAGTGATTCTTAAACTCAGGGTGTCTAGTGACCTCTGGATCATCGTCCGGCGCGTGTCTGATAGGATCTTCATCGCCAAGGTGTCTCTTAACTTCATCATGACTCATGGCGTGATGATGAAGATCAGGTGTGTGGCGTTTCATGAAGCTCAAGGACGGTCCAGACAATTCCTTGTAAGAAGTCCCATGTTCAATCTCTGATTTCATGATATGCTTCAGACCATGCTTGCCTTCATCGGAGCCATCGGTTCCAACAGCAACGCTCTTACGACCGCCTTTGTCCTTATACAGAACTGCGGCATGGACTTTGCCATCCTTTTTGTGGAGCTTCCACATAGGAATGTTTTTGACCATGTCGTCTGCATCTTTGAATCCAGACCCGTGGATTCCGCCTATTTTCTCATAGGATTTTTGCATGAGTCCAAAGACCTCATGTTTGTGGGCTTCTTTTTCAGCCTCATGGTGTGGCAAGAGGTTAACAAAACGCTCTGCTAAGACAAATTCACCGAACGTTTTCATGTAGTCCCCTAGTGCATCAAATGCTTCTTCATGATATTTATCACAGGGCCCATGTTGACAATCCGATGGCCTTCGCCTTTTAGCCACGTGATGTTCTTGAACTTCTTAGCAGCATAGTCAGGCTTGACAACGTCATCCTGATCGCTCAGAAACACGTGGTGGTTCTTCGAAGGTTCACCCTTGGCAAGATTAAACTCTGCGTAATCTTGTAGGACTTTAGCGGTCAGCCCGAACTTGGTGAGGTTCTTAACCGGCTCAAGCGAGGGGTTCAGAAGAACCATCCGCGAGCCTTGCTGTTTGGCAAAGTGATATGCCCACAACCCACCGGCGCTGTTACCGACCAGAATCACGTCTTCAGGGTGGTACGTATCGAAGATGGTGTTGATGGCTTTTTCGAGCTTGGCAGCGATCTTCGTCGGGCCTTCTTGGTGCACGATCGGATACGATAGCACTAGATGCTCAGGGAATGCTTGCTGGATGGCGATCTTGCTGTCGGCCTCCGGGCTTCCGTTAAATCCATGAAAGTATACGATGCACTTAGACACTCTAAACTCCTCTTACATTATCAATGTACACTTATCTTAAAAGATGTACAACGAATTGAGCGTTAACCGATGATGATGGCTGTCCGGCGCCCCGGCAGTTGATCACGAACCGCGCCGGCTCCTGATGCTATTACCCCGCCGAGCAACACACTCGTCATCGAGGAAATATCTACAGCACCATCAGCCTGCGACATAGAATCTTGCAGGATGATAGACGCACCGCCGGAGATGTATGTTTGACCAGAACTGGAAACTAAAGTAGAGCCGAGGATTTTTGTAACCATAGCCCCAGCTATGGCGCTCGCTGTCGAAGATCCCGAAGCCGAAGCTAAAGTCTTGTTAGTATTTGCCGAGATAGTAGCCGCAGCAGATGACGAAGCCGTTAGGTCTGCTAGAGTTTTATCCAATGTTGCTGTAAGAATATCAAATTCTGTGCTAGCACTGGAAATAGCTGTTGCTGGTTCTAAAGTGAAATTAGCGCTTGCAACAATCTCACTGTAAACGTTTGAATCCGAATCTACAACGGCAGGGCTTAGCGATACCTCTGCTGTGGCAATGATGGCAACAGCCCCAGACGATGTAGAAGTTGCAGGAGCAAGTTGCCCTGCTATATAGGCTTCAATCGAAACTGACGCCGACCCAGATGATGTTACAGCCCCGAGGGTTTGCGATATATTAGCGGTAACAGTGGCAGTGGCACCAGACGATACAGCCGCCGTTTCCAATGTTAGTGTCGCATCAGCACTTACGATAACCCCGGTTTCAGCCGTAAGACTTGTTTCTCCTAAGGTTGAAGAGGCCGCTCCGGAGGCGATAACAGATGTCGTAGATGCGACATTCATTGCACTCAGTGACTTGTTTAGGTCGGCGACCACATCAGTTAGCGCCAGACCATCGCCTGTTGCTGTAGCGGTAGATCCTGCAGCGGCGTCGCCGGCCCCTTCGGCGATAGCAACACCAACACCAGATGCAGAAGTTTCACTAGTAGAAGCCGCGTCGCTGGGAATTACGCCAGTTCCTTCAGCAGTAATTGTTGCCGCGCCGCCGGCATCTCCAACCCCAATACCCGTGGCAATACCTTCGGCAGAACTTGTAGTAGCACCGGCAGATGAACCGGAAGCTGAAGTGAATGCATCTACTGTAGTGCCGACGGCACTCGCTGTTGCGGCCCCAGACGCCGAGCCAATGGCCGTGTTTGGTCTTTCGTAGAAGACCGCCGCCATCATGGTGTGAAGGGCTGACAAGCCAGCCGTGGCCGATATTTCTCCTGTGGCCCCGGCTGTCGACTGAACCGCGTCTGCGACGCCTAGCTGAGAGGACGGCGACAAGGAGGTTCCGCTGTTCACCCTGCGCCGCCAAGCCCCGGCGGCTATCTCTCCAGCGGCGGTTTCAGTGCTGGACCCGCTATCGGTCGCAGGGTCTGTTGCTGCGTCAAATGCGGTTACGTTTGTGAACCGGGCAGCGGAGGCGCCCACGACTATGAGAGAATTGTTGTTCGACGGGGTCACGCTTCCCGTGGTCATCGCCGTGCTGGCGGTGGATAGCTGGCGCGAAGACGAGACGTCAAAAAGGGGCGAAAGACCCCTATAGGCTACAATCACAGACCGGCATCGCCCGCTGCCTGTACGGGCGAAACTCGTGTCGATGTTGGCCGCGCCCTTCACGGCATACGCCATCGTGATGGCTGAGGCGGACGCCGTGGTTTCGTTTGTGGAGTTGCCGTCTGACCGACGCTCGATCAGGGTCCATGTTGAGCCCAAGGAGAACGTGCAAGTTCCTCGGGTGGCCAGTATCAATACGACAAGGTCGCCGTTCTGCACACCGGCGGGCCAGCCGGGAATGGCTGCGCCCGCCGTCGAGTTGTGAACTGTACCTGCGGAGACGAACTCGAAGGACATATCTCAGCCCCTCCGGTTAGTCCTCGGTGATGGCGGTCGCCGTGGTCAGGCGAGGGGTGACACCGTCGCCGCAGACGATGTTCGGCGTGATTGCCCCCTTGTAGAGCAGCACACCTGCGCCAGAAGAGGCGACACCAATCCCGAAGTGCGTGGCAGTGCCGGAACCGCCGGTACCTGCCGGGAAGTCAATGTTGGCGGCCGGCTGGACGGTGTTGCCAGAAACAGTCCAGCCACCTGCCGTCCGCGCCACTGCTACACGGGCGTATGATGTGTAGGCGATTTCGTTGGTCGACTGCGTTCCCGCCTCGCCGGGGTCGGCCGTGTGCAGACTGACGTGCAGGTTGGTCGCCGGTGATGTTGCGTCGTTCTCTGCCAGATCGGCAATCGCCGTGGCGTTGAAGATCAGCTGCAACAGGGCGGTTTCAAAGGCGTTTGATTTTGACATAAGAATTCCTTAAGCGTTGGCATCTGAAAGGGTGAATGTATTCACCGTAACTGTCTGCGAAACTGCAATAGAGGTGTTGTCAAGCTCCATATCGCCGCCACCTGAAGTAGCCGTAATCGAACCCTGTAGGTGGCAGGTTGTTCCTGCGTTATCGACGATCCGGAAGTGACCTGCAGTGCCAGCTGCGACGCCGGTTCCAGACCATGTTCCAGATTTAGATTTTGAACCAGATGATGCTGCGGCCAAGTAGTCAGAAGGCAGCGTTAGTTCTGCCAAAAGGGTGCCTGATGCTGCAGCTGCACACGATGCGGGTTGTGCACCGGTCCGAATCTGCAGTTTTGCTGTTGCACCAACCGCAGTTTCAATAGCGTCTAGACGGGCGTTGCGAGCCGCGACTGATAGTTGAATTGCCATGTTAGCGGTCTCCTGAGAGTGTTATTGAAAAATCCTTAAGATCAAATGTTGCATTTGATGATAGGACTCGAAGAGTACCCGGCTCTAGAACCAGATTATTGGAAAATGTAAAACTGGCCGAATTAGTCCCGAAGACCACATTGGCAACTGCCCTATTTATCCCGTTTGATTCAAGAGTTATGTTGATCGTGGCTGGGCTAGTAGGCCATTCCTCAGCAGATGCTCGGCATCTGGCTGGAACTATTGTGACATTGGCTCCTAATTCCAAGCGAAGCAATAGTTCATTGCTTCCGATCTCCCCAATGACATTTAGGGCAATGTCAGATGGCCGTGCCCGAGTATCTGGTGGGCCCATCGGCCCTTCCGTAACTATACTAATAACCGTTGTATTTGCTTCTGTAACTACAGTTACTTGATCAGGATCACTGATCGCAGTTATGATCTGAGTATTTGCCTCAGTTATGATCGTCAAGTTATCTGACATTATGTTACCTGGTTACAGTAGGAATCACTTTGTACTTGCCATAAACCACGAAGTCTTCGCGGTCGGGCCACACTACCTTTACATCATATTTACCACTCTGCGGCGTCAAATTTGCCGATTGACCTGCAGTTAGTGAAACCCAAAGGGTTACGTTGTTTGCGGAAAACGCACAATTGGCTTCGGCCGCCACGTCAGAAGCATGTGGCTCACCCCTAAACTGACATTTAGCACTTGTAGCTGTGGCAAAAACATTGTTGTTGCTAGAATCCGTTAGCTGAAGCCCAAATTTGAAGGTCTCGCCTTGATAGATTTCTAGATCGTGCTTAGTAGGCATTTCATTCCCCAAATATCTTGCTATATTTATATGTACATAAATTCCAGCCTATCGTACATTGATAAAATGAATCAGGCCCGTTACAAGTACCCGAGCACACCACACCTACCGTTGTCCAAAGGACGACAGTGGGATGACACCGCTCTTGACGGCTATGCGAATTTCATCGGCCACGAGGTCGTGATCACGGAGAAAATGGACGGTGAGAATGCTTCCCTTTACCATGGCTGCTATCACGCCAGATCCCTTGATTCTCGCCACCATCCTTCTCGTGATTGGATTAAGTCTTTTTGGGGTCGCGTTCGGTTTGACATTCCCGACGGCTGGCGCTTCTGCGGAGAAAACCTCTACGCTGCTCACAGCGTCAAGTATGATTCTCTGCCTAGCTACTTTATGCTATTTAGTGTTTGGGATCATAACAATTATTCTCTGAGCTGGGATGAAGTCGAGTTCTGGGCAGATCTTCTGGGCATAGATACTGTGCCTGTTCTTTATCGTGGTCCATTTGATAAGACCATCGTCGAGAAGATTGCTCGAGAACAGGATCCTGAGAAATCTGAGGGCTTCGTGATCCGCAACGCCAACTCATTCCACTTCGACGACTTCTCTAAGAATATGGGAAAGTATGTTCGAGTTAATCACGTGCAAACGGACACCCACTGGATGCACGCTGAAATCATCCCTAACCAACTGAAAGTAAATCAACATGAACCTGTATAAGCGTTTCGTACTCGGTAGCCCAACTAGTAAAGCGTTCGGCTGGTTTGGCCTGTCGATGTTTGTTTTGGGAATTATCTCGGCCATTTTCAACATCGTCATCGGGTCTTTCATTTGGGGGTTTAGCCCCTTCAATATCCTCGCCGGTATTTCGAACGTGGTAGTCTGTGCATTCCTATGGTCGGTGACGAAGCCCAATGAGTGAGATCTTCTACACCTCTGACTTGCATTGGGGCCATGAGGCAACCTGCACCAAGTTCACCAGAAACGATGGGACACCTCTTCGTCCATTCTCCTGTGCGCAAGAGATGGACGAAGAGATGATCCGCCGTTGGAACGCAACTGTATCACCGAACGACAAAGTTTATGTTCTCGGCGACGTGGCTATGCGAAGTCAGCACCTGAAGACCATGGGCAGGGTTAACGGTAAGAAGACCCTCATTCGTGGGAATCACGATATTTTCGACATCAGGGATTACCTGAAATACTTTTCAGAGGTCCATGCTATTCGGTATCCGGAAACCCGTGAGTTCGTGATGACTCATATTCCTCTGCATCCCGAGTCCGTGCGCGAGAGGTATAAGTACAATGTCCACGGGCATTTGCACGCTAATCAGGTGACTCTGCCTCATCCGTACGCTAAAGACCGTAGAGTCATCGATCCAATGTATTTGAACATCTGCGTCGAGCAAACGGACTATACTCCAATCTCACACGATGAGGTCCTTCGTCGGATCCGCCAGCAACAAGAGGACTTTGACAATGGGTGAACCGACTATCATGATCATCCTGGCAAGTCTTGTTGTATTGGCCTGCTTGGCGTTTCTGACTTGGGTCCTGCTCATCAGGCCCGGCCACCTCACAAAGCTTCATGATGAGGTCGTCGATGGGACAACTTCTGCAGTGCTAGAGGCTTGCCTGTCGTATGGGCAAAGCCAGCTCTCGGCTAGCGAGTATGAGAGATTCAAGACGCTGCTGACTGCTGAAATTACTGAAGGCGCAGGCGGCATTAGTCTGGCGGCTCTTGTTGAACGCTGCATTGCAGAAGCTAGGGAGGAATCCAATGCAGCGTGAATGGACTCCCATCACTGAAGATCAAAAAGATGGACGCATCTATCTCTTAGGAATCCCAGATAAGAAGATCGGCCCTTGGATGGGTTATTTCTGGAAGAACGGCAACTGCTGGCTCCAATGCGATCTTCCAGCCCACGGCAACTTGCCCACTCATTACTATGACTTGACGGGATTGCTTTTCGAATGAACGCTCTTGAGTTTGACCGCGACGTTTTCATGGAACAAGGGTTCCAGTTCACTAGAAGCGGCAACAGCTGGATGGTCTCTGTTTTAGAGTCGTGGACCTCTGAAGGGGAAACGTGGCGTTTCATCGGCCACGCCATGGGCCGAGAGGATCGTTGGGCTTCAATCAATTTCCGTAGAACGACGATCGGTCATAAGAGCCGCCTTGAAGCTGCCCAACAACTCGAGAGATTATTTTACGGCAAGTGAATTTAGTT